TTTTTTATTTGTTCTGGATTAAATACTGCATATTGTCCATATAAATTATCTATTAATCCATCATAGCCTTTTTTCTCTAATATTTCTCTAATTTGAGATGGATTATTTTTCATTATTTCGAAATAATCAAAACCTTTCATCTGCGACATTGCTTCATAATATGGCAAAGATAATTCTTCTTGTGTAGGTTTATACTCTCCTTTAAATAATTCTCTATATGCATCTGCATCTTCTTCTGTATTTATTGTTACTGGATTTTTAATATCTAAATATGCTTCTATGATATTTTTATTGCCATATCCTTTAGCCTTAGCTTTATCATTTGAAAAATAAAAACCTTCTCCTACATAATCTCCACTTTTTTCATTGGTATTAAATTTATTTCTATCAAAAATAGTAAAATCATTGCTATTTGTTCCGTGATATACAGGTATTAAGTTTCCATTTTCATCTCTTACTTTTGAATCTTTAAAATATTCTTGTTGTCCTTCTGATAATTGCCTTCCTTGACTATCTCTTGCATCAGTTAGTTTATTTCTTTCTACACTTGCTTTTAATCCTTCTTGACTTACTTTACTCTTGTTATATGCTTCTTCATATAAATTCTTAATATTATTCCAGTATGCTTCTTGGTCTTTATAGCCTTTAAATCTATTTATTTGATTTTTTACAAAATCTATAATCTTCTGTATTGTACTTCTTTCTACATATTGATTATTTACTAAACTGTCTACAAATTCTTTATCGCCTAGTTTCTCTCCTAGAATGTTAGCAACTGCTTCTTTTTCTACTATTTTGTTTAAGTTCTCTCCACTATATACTTTTGAATAAGTGTTCATTAAGTCATTAAATGCGTTCTTATATTCGCCTTTACTTTTTGCATAGTCTAATATTGCTTTACTTAAACTATTATACTCTTTATTTCCTTCAAAAGAGTGTGCCATTTCATGTATTACTAAATTTTGTACATATTTCTTACTTGTTGAGTTAGGATTTAATACTATATTTGCTACATTTCCTTTTTCATCATACTCATAAAATGCGTTTGTATCTGTATTATCAAATCTGCTTTCATCAAATGTTATATTTATTCCTCTTTTTTCTGCTACTTTTTGTATAGATTCTATTTCTTTTCTTGTTTCTTCGTTATTAATATCGAATATTTCTTGTCCTTCTTGCCTTGAATTGTTATAATTATCTATACTTTTCATTAGATTTGTTGTATATTCGCTTGGTTGTTGTGAGATTTCATTTTGAGCTTGTTTTTGTTCTTCTTGAATAGTTTGTTGTTCTTGATTTAAAACTTCGTTATTTTGCGTTGTAGTGTCTTCAATTTGTTCTAAATTATTATATTTTCCATCTTTGGTATTCTCTATTGCTTTTTTTACATCTTCATCACTTAAATTATATTGATTTGCTATTTCTGATAAAACTTCTTTTTGTGTATCATCTAAATCACTCTCATTTATCAATAATTGTTGTGCTTCATTTCTGCTCATTCCTTCTGCTACATTTTCTAATCTTTGTTCTGTTCTTTGCTGTGCATCTGTATTTACTGCTAAATCTTCGGCTGTAAAATTAAAATTATTTGCTAGGATTTTCTCAATATCTATTTCTTCACTTTTATTTATTTCTTTTAATGTATCTGCTATTTCTTTTTGTGTTATTTGCCCACCATTTTGTGCTTTTGTTATTAAGTTAGTTGCACTTCCTATTCCAGCTGATGCTCCACCCATTATTATTGATGTTAAAGCTCCATTTATACCACTTTGTAACATTCTACTTCCTATGCCTTGCCAGTCCCCATCTTTTCCTATTGCTTGTTTTACTGTTTCTTGTATCGGCTCCATTACTGCTTCTTCTAAAAAGTTTTCTGCTACATCTAGTCCAAATGCTTTTAATCCTTCTACTGCACTTTTCTTAAAAAATGCTTTTCCTACTCCTGCTGTTAATTTTGCTCCTATCCATTCTGTTGCACTTTCCATACTACCCATTATAGTTCCATATAGCATTGCATCATTTCCAGTATATCCATTCTTTTCTGCCTCTCTTGTATATCCACCTCCAGCTGATGTCTGCCAAAATCCTAATCCTAATGCTGGATTTACTACACTTGCTCCCATACCTGTTACTGACTGTGCTATACTAGGCATCAATTCGGCTAATTTCTTACTTACTCTATTTGAGCTATTATCTATATTTTGTTGTATTTTTTCTTCATCTTTTGATACGCTTTCATCTATATTTTTTAATACTCTGCTTTCTTGTTTCTGTGGTAATAAAGCTTTCTTTATTTCTTCTTCTGATGCCATTTGTCTTTGATTTGGATTCTCTGGTAGCTTTACATCATTTATATTTATAGTTCCTTTATCTTTAGTTAACTTCTCTGTTTCTTCTTCTTTTTTCATTAATGCACTTTGCTGTTGATTATATCTTCTATAATCTCCAAATTTGTTTTCTGTCATACCTTGTATATAATATCCAGAGTTTTTTACTGCTGATGATACACCTAGTCCAAAATTCTTGCCTATGTTTGCTACATCTGTTCCCATAGACTTTGCTATGTTCATGACTTTATCCCATGTTGATACTTTTGGCTCTACTGGTTGTTGATTTACTGGTTGATTTTGTGATTTTCCCTTATAATCTGTATATCCATTATTCTTTGCAATTTCTTGCCTTTTCTTTCTTAATTCTTCACGAGTCATATTATTCTCCTTTATTCAGAGTCTACATACTCTTTATAATATGCTTTCATTATATTTGCATCTGTTTGACTTATCTTTCCTTGTGCTAATGCTTTATCTATTGTTTTATTCGCACTTTCTAATTTATTTACTTCTGCTGTTTCTAATGCACTTAATATATAATTTCCTCTTTCTGATAAACTATTTAAATCGTATTTTTCATTTGGTTTATTTGATGTTAGTACTGTTCCACTTGATGTAGTTCTTCCAGAGCTTCGCCTTCTTCTACTACTACTACTTGCCCTTCTTCCACTACTACTACTTGCCGAGTTAGGAAGACCTCCCAGCCAAACTTAAAGCATATTGACGCTCCCAATTCGACTGACTTTGATTTGCTTGTTGTTGTTGAAATGCAAATTCTCTCTCCCAATGTTCATCTGCTATTCTATCTCTTTCCTTCTGATAATCAAATTTTACTCTGTCTTGTTTTAAGTCATACTCCGTTAATAGTAATTGTGCCTTCTGTTGATAGATAGATAATGTGTTTTGTGCTTTTTGTATGTCTGCATCTAAATATGCTTGATTCATGTTAAAATCTGCTTCTGATTTCAATTTTGTTGCATTTGTCATTAATGAAGTTACATTCTTTTGATAATTGTTATAAAGATTTACTTGTGAGCTTTCTGCATATCCACTATTATTCAAGCCTTGACTTGCTAATTGCTCTGCTTGTACTCCATAAGGATTTGCTTGTTTTTGATAGTCTGTATACAATGCTTTTGCTTGTTTTGTTGCTTGTTCATCTATCTCTTGCTTTTGTCTATTTACTTCATTTTGTGTTTTTTGTAGTCCTGTATCTATTATCTGCCCTTGTAACTCCTCTTGTCTTTGCAAGTTTTGATTTTGTTGAGTCATTAATTCATCAATATCTTCATATCCAGTTGCCATTTATTCTCTCCTTTCTTTTAGGTTACTTTTACCCATAAAATATCAAATTTTATAGTATAACTTCTAGGGTTACCATAATCTTCGTTTTGAATTATATAACTTATAACACCACTTCCGTTTGATTTAGATGTTAATTGTTGCCTTCTTATATCAATTGCTTCTTGGTTATTTTCTTCTCCTATTATTCCTAATGGAAAATATCCACCTTTACTAATGTTTTGAGTACCAACTTTATTTGTTCCAGCACTTAATGTACCACTTAATGTTGTTGTTGAAAATGCAAAATCACTATATCGTAACTTTGAGCTTACACTTGTAGATAATGTATTAATCGCAGTTTTTAATTCAACTATCGCAGTTTGTACATTTGTTGCTAACATTCCAGTATTACCTTTATCAAAACTTATATTACTTGCAGTAAAAGATAAACCATCTATTAATTCTTTTATTTTCTCAATCGCATCTTGTACATTTGTTGCTGTTAATTCTGTTTCACTATCATCATATTTTACATCTGTTGCTGTTATGTCTGATAAAACATCATCTAGTTTTGGTAAAAATATATTATTTATATAATTTTTTATCTTGTTTCCAGCTAAATCAAACTCTGCTTTTAATTCGCTTGAAGTCATTGTTGGTTGGTCTGCTAACGAAGATATAATGTTTAAATCTTCTGTAAATTGTGGTATTTGTACACTCATATTTTCCTCCTATCTCTTTACATATCCAGATATAAAAGCCTCTAGGTTTATATCTATTAGTCCAAATGGCTTATCTAAATAGTCACTTGAAATCTTTAAGGATATGTCTATTATTTTTTTCTCTTTTATTCTAAACACTATGTAAGTGTTATCTCCTGTTGAAAAACTAAAGTTATCAAAGTCTAAATTAGTAAAGTCGAATCCGTTTCCAGATACTTCTTTTACTTGTTTCCATTCTGTTGCTTTGTTAGTCTTTTCTTCTATCTTTAATTTTGAGTTCTGCATATTCTTTATTTTTAGAATAGCTCCTCTTTTATTTATTTTCTTTAGATGTTGTATATATCCAAATGAATCTCTTGGTGTTGTCCAATAGCTCTCTATTATCTCTCCATCATCATTTGTTGCTGTAAAATCATAAACATTGCCTTCATTATCTGCTACATACAACATATCTTTATATTCTTTTATATAACTTATATTTATTGGAAGTTTCCACAAATACCATTCGTATTCTGTTCCTGTTACTCCGTTAAATGTTTGTTTATAGTCTGCTAAAAACATCATGTTATCTATTGCTACTACTAAATATCCATTAAATTCTGCTACTTTTAAGAATTGATAATTACTCATATTTATTAGTTTTGAGTCTATTAAACTTGATTTATGTGTTACACTCTGTTCGTAGTTTATACTTCCTCTTATTCCTTCCATTCCACTTCTTGAAAAGAATAAAATATTATCTTTATAGTTTATTGCTTTACTTAAGCACCCTACACTTACATTTCCTTGCGAAGTAGGATATATTCTACCTTCTTCTGTGTCTAATGTTGGACTTAAATAAAATATTGTGTCTTTTGTCTGTGAATCTCTCTTAAATACCCACAAGAGATTATTTCCTACAACTAATGATTTAATTGGATTTTCTTCACTTCCACACTCGTAATAGTCTAAATCTGATATATAAGCTGGATTATTTAATTTACAATGAAATACTGCATTAGGGTAATCATCATTGCCACTAAAGAAAACTCTATTATCAAATACTTTTGCTACTGTGCAATTCTCAATTCTATCTGTATATCCTGTTACTGCTTTTGTAAACTCAATTATTACATTATCTTTTCCTATTATTGTTGGAGCTGTTGGAGCTGTTGTAAATGTTACTTTGCCAAGTGTTGTGTTTACTGAATATCCCGATTGTACAAGCGTATCATTTACATATACTTTATCTATTGAGTCTACATTTGTTGCATCTAATATATATTCTGTTGAAGTTCCATCTGCTAAAAATGAGTTTCTTCTTTTAGGTTGCAATACATTTACATCTTCGTAAATCTCTCCACCTCCGAGATGGACTTCTTGATATTGTTGTTGTTGGAATATATGCTATACTTGAAACATCTATTAGATTTGTACCATCATATTTTAAATAATTCTCTCCATCTAATATGTATATAGCTTCTTTGAAATAAAACATTACTGATTCTGTATCTTGCATATCATTTTTTAATGTTGTTAGACTTGTTACATCACTTGGAAAACCTATCCACTTTTTAAGTTCTGTTCCTATATGTACTATTGCTGTATCTGTTCCCCATATATACATTGAATGAATACTATCTGTACCTAAATTAGCTAATTTCTTTATTCCGTGGTCTTGTTTGTATTATGTTTGACTGTGCAAGTGAATACGACTTCCATACATTTAAGCAGTCTGGACTTCTTGTAGGATTTACTTCTGTTTCATTGTTTAATAAATCTATTCCTCTAAATTCATTATACTTTCTTGTTACTATACTTTTAATTACTGATAAAGGCATATTACAACACTCCTTCTGTTACATTTGCACTTATTCCAAATCTTGTTTCTTTTAAGTTTTGTAATCTTCTTTGATATTCTCTTTCAAATGCTGTCCAGTCTTCTCCGAGGGTCTGTCTTAAATAAGTCTGCTACTACTCCATAAGGTAATATTGAAGCTAGTTCATCATCTATCTCTAGTTCAAAATCATCATCTGTTTCATCTGTTATATGAGTAGGAAATGGATTATATTCAATTACTAACTTAACTTTATCTTTTTTAGATATAAAGATTTTCTCTCCTTCTATGTAATAATCTACACTTGTTCTTTCGTTATATTCGTTTCTTCCACCTAAAGACTTTATGTTTGTTCCTTTTGGTAGTTTAAATTCTTCATATCCTCTTTCTGCTGTTTCTGTTATTGAGTATTCTTTAGTTTTCTTATTAAATCTATAAGAAGCAAGTTCAAAATATCTTGGGTCATATAAGTTAGCACACTTTGTCCTAGCATCTATATCTTCTGTGAAAAATTGAGTGTTTGGTGCGTATTCATCTATTAAGCTAAAAAATATCTTTTTATTCTCTAAATATGTCATAGTTTACTCCTTTACTTTTTTCATTTGACCTTCTATAAATCGAAGTTCTTTCTTTGCTTCTTGTATTGAGCCAAATT